TTTTCTGCAATCAAGTCGCCGTTATCGAGGATCCATTTTGTTCCTTCTTCAAACTTCTCGCCAAGTGTGCCGATGCCAACAGTGTTTTCGGGGTTTCCCAAGTTGAGAAGTATGGTAGCCATGTATCCAAGTGAGTCAAGGATCTTCGGTCCCTGCTCATCCCAGAACTGAGCGAGATTTCTAAATCCTGGCAATACATTCTCGTCGAACGTAGTCTTGACACTATCCAAAGCGGGTTTGAGATAACGAACCCAAATGTCTTTGAGAGCTCTCCACGCCTTGGGGATCTTTTCCTCTGCCCACTCACGCAAGGCCTCAAATGCAGGCTTGAGATCCTCTTCCCACTTCGTCTTTATCCAAAGGTACGCCTTGGGAAGGTTGATCTGCAACCAAGTCCATACCCTGCTCAGGGCTGACGCGATCTTGTTTATCAGTTCGGCACCCTTGGGTCCGAAAGCCTTCTTCAGAGCGTCCTGTGTCTCTCCTGCGAACCAGTCGCCGGTTGTTACCAACGACGCAAACCAGCTACCAACGCTCTCCAGCTTGGGTACCAACACTTCGCCCATCCACTTAGCACCCTTGTCAATTGCTGGCACAAGGCTCTTCGAGACCCAGTCTGAGAAGCGACTAATCCATCCTGTTATCACGTCGCCGTGGAGAGTGAACCATCTTCCGATAGCAGCCATCTTCTCAGCGAACCAGTCGAGCGCACTGTCACTTACAGAGTCACCCAATCCGAAGATTGCCTTCGCCATCTTGTCTATCGACTGAATGATAGAGGGGCCCTGTGAAGCCCAAAACACACCTAGGCCCTTGAAGAGAGGCTCGAAAGCTTTTCCTATCGAGCTACCCATCCCGGATATCCATCCGAACACACTTCTTACGGCACTCAAAGCACCACGGAACATGTTTAGTGCGGCTACGGCTCTTGGTCCGAATGCTTTACCTAACGCGGTCGCGAGAGCATCACCAGACGGAACTAGCTTGACCATGGCTGCTTGGACTCTAGAAAAGCCTTCAGTGTCGCCTGAAGTTGCTAGGTCAGCAATGTTCTGTCTCAGGGTAAGGTACTCGTCTAGGAACTTAATTAGCGTGTCGAAGGGTCTGAGTGCGTTTGCTACCGACTTACGCCACTGTTCGCCGATGATCTCTAGCTTGCCAGACGCGCGGATCAGGAGAATGTAGTCGAGGAACTTGCTTATTCGTTTCGTGACTTCGTCGAGCGCGGGACCGATCATCTTCGGCATCGTCAAGACCCACACATCGTGGAAGGTCGACTTCAAGCCTACTAGCGTGCGAGCCATACGCTCCGCAGCTCCTCCAAAGTTCTCCTGCGCATACTTGTAGAACAGTTCAGAGAACTGCGCCCAAGTAATTTGACCGCTCTTGATTGCTTTATTGAAGTCCAGATGGGTCTGAATATTGATCCCCATCTGCTTACCAACGTACTTGAGTACCGACATCAGATCGAGACCCGAAAGGGCCAGCTGGCGTATGTCGAGTTTGGTGACCTGGTTCTGGATATTGATCTGCGCAAGGTTATAAGCCATGCGGTTGAGCATCTCGTTAGACGCACCAATGCCGGCCCCCATGTTCAGCAGGCCTTGAGTCATCAGCTTAGCTTGGTCGGTCGTGAAACCGAACGCCATCTGCATCTTGAAGACCTGCTGAACGGCTTCGACAGTATACGGAGATAGGATAGCAATCCTCGAGAGTTCGTCCATCAACCCTTTAGCTCTTATTTGAGCTTCGGGGAACACTTGCGCGATGGTTTTTACTCCGTCGGTAAGTTGCGATAACTCCCTAGCAACGAGCCCCTCGAGTCCTACTTGCATCTGCTGGAATACTGCAGCAGCATTAATTACCGAGGCTCCAAGGTTGAAGAACTGCTCGGCTAGCTGAATTATCATCCGTGACAGAAGTATGCCGCCCGCGATGTTTCCCATCCGGTCTAAGGAGTGTCCAATACTACGGAACACACCGCTTGCTGCGTCACGGCCTACTACCGTTATTGATAGCTGATAATCAGGCACCCTTACCGCTCCTCAACTTATACACATACGACTCTGCCGAGAGCATCCTTAGATCGCGAAGTACGCGAACTATGTTCTCCTGCTCCAGTTCGCTCGGCCGGCAGTGGTACACGTCGCGACATAGAACCAGCCGAACGTACTCAAGAGGCGCCTCGTGTTCTGTCCATAGGTGTGCTACGACCCTGGCGAAGAGGGAGACGCCTCCAGAGTAGGGTTTTGAATCCTTTCCATCTCCCTCTCGATCATGTCGTTTATCAACGGCATGTCCTTGATGCGGATCTTTCGAGGATCTCCCTCGACTACGATCCGCTTCAGGACTTCCATCTTCTGGGCAAACGGAGCCTCGGCAGTCGTCATAGTTTCGACGTCACCTAGGGTGAGCTCCGAAATGTCGATCTTGATGTTGACTACGCTACTTTCGGTCATCTCGACCATCCTCTCTCAAAAAGGGTTTACGGCACCGTCGCCTTTGCAATTGACAGTGTCCTGAGTGTGAACTCCAACGCCAGGACGTCTGGCGTGGAGGCGTCGCCCTGCGGAAGCACAGGAGTGAGCACGTACCCTGGGCCTGTTGTGAACTGCAGCTCTCCAGTCTGACCGCCCTTGGGCGACCAGCGCATGTAGAGCACAGTGGCACCGGCGTACGCATTGTACACCATGTCCCAAGGTTCACCACCAGCTTCGGTGTAGACGACATTGCCACGAAGCTCGAACGAGGAACGCTTACCTACAGTGAGAATCGGCGTGTCCCCATCCGCTGTGAAGAACTCACCGAATGCGCGCTCGCCACCTCCCACTTCGACCTTGTTCGAGAACCCGGAGGCATCAGTCCACACAGAACCGTTGGTACTCAGCTCAATCTTCGCGTCCTTGAAGCTGATTGCGTTAGTTGTCTGAGCCATCTGACTTCTCCTTCACCTTGCTCGGCTTCGGCATTGGCACCTCAACGAGGATACCCAACGCCACCATATTATCGGTTCCAGGCACCTTGGTCAGTTCGAACACTTCACCACTTTCGAAGTAGCGTTGGTGCTCGTCGACCCAAACTCGGTGCCCTTCGCCTACTCTGTACAACTGTTTCATCCTGGCACCTCCATGCGTACCGGAATGGTCTCAAACAGGTAGGGAGTGCCGCTAACCGGAACCTTATCGATTATGGACGGCGCAGTCCACGAGATGGACAACCAGACGTTAGTCTTCTGATTATTGTCGAGCGTCTGCGCTATCTCGAACTCCACTTGGTCAAGCATGTCTTCAGCATCTTCTTCGGTCCATCCAGTTGCGGATTGGATTACGTAGACGTGGATGGCGAAGTAAAACACAATGCTGAAGCGTCGTGCTTGGCGCTCCGAACCTGCACTTACGATCTGTACTTCGGGAGAGACGCCTTCGAACTTACTCCCTTGGTACCGTAGTACCTCTTGCGCAGATGGCACACCGCCCTTGATAAGCGTGTACAGTGCGTCCCTTGCGGTCCTTCGTGAGATTGTCACATTACCTCGATTTCTCGGACGATAGTCCGCAATCCTAACGGCGCTCGAGTAAGGACGTAGTAGCGATACGTCTGCTCGTAAAACGCATGCGTACCACCTCTCTCTTCCTCGTACACGCCATAGATAAAGGGAAAGTATACATTTCCACCACGAGCATGTACATACCTGCGGCCGATATACAGCCTTCCTGTCATTCGGTGAGAGTCATACTCCCACTCATGTGACGACGCTAGGTCGCCTGTCAGCCTGTGTGTGATATTTACTGCAAAGTTCTTTGCACCACCCAACAACTCTTTCATGTAATCACGGAACGCACCACGATAGTACCCAGCATCGGATAGCTTGGATATCACTGCCTTGACGCGTGTAAACCCCGTAACGCGTATTTCCATTTCTATGGTGGTGTAAGGCGCTCGGTAGTTAGGCATGTCAGGACGCCTTTATGTCTTCCAAGATCAGATGAGTGATCGAAGTTCTTCGCAACGACCACTCCGCAGCGTCACGAACTGGATATTGCTTGCCCCCAAATACGACCGTGTCACCTTCCACAACATCGTACGTACCAGGAACGAAGCATTGAAGCAGTTCAGTGGGCCGGCGATTAGGGTACCTCGCCGCGACCTCAGGCGAGACCGGAAGAAGAGAAGTACAGGGTACTGCCGATAAGTAGTCGACAGGGTCGCCGCGCCTCCCAGAGACCACAGTTGGTGGTCTCTTGGTAGTCAACGTATTGTGCATTATCATGCTCATGCCGGAGTTCATACTTCAGACTCCTCAGCTGCTGCTTGCGCGGCATACCCGTCGTCTCTCTCAAAGCGTGCCATGAACGAGACACCCTCCATCCCTTGTCTTTCCATAGCGCTGGACGCTTGCCGCTCGTACGCTCTCGCGACAGCCGAAAACGACTGCTTCAAAGGCCCGATTGTGGTATCAGCCACTCGAGCCCAGTTGCGCGCAAGGACCAACAGCAGCTCTGCCGCCGCCATGTCGACATTGGCGTCATGTCTATCGAGGAACACTTGGACCTCCTCATCCGAGAAGTTCCTCTCCTCAGGTAAGGCACCTTGATTCTCAATGTTATCACCGATAAGCAAACGTACTTTGCCAATGTCAGACGCGGGATGGAAGGTGTAACTCATCTCACTCCTCCGGTTTCGCTTCGGGCTCAGCCACCACGGACTCGGGCTCGACCTCTTCCTCGACCGCAGAAAGCGGGGTTAAAGCGTAGCCCATAACCCTCTTGAAGTCGGCCAGGAACTGCTTGGTCAACTTAATGGGTTTGCCATTCGCGTCAACGTACGTGGGCTGCCCCGCGTACGAGACCAAGTAAACACCACCAGGATAAACGTTCATGTTGCCTCCCGTTACGTGATTGTGGGATCAGCGTACGTGGCGTTGGCGTGATACAGTACCGCACCGTTCGTACGAGTCCAGGCGCCGAAACCGTACTCGGCCTCCATGTACTGAGCGAACAATGGGTAAGTATCCAACTCAGCCGCGATTCGCAGACCTTGCAGGACGCCACTCTCACGCTGCCGATAGACCAACGGCTTGTTCGCTTCTGCTTCATCCCAGCAGAACGCGTAGTTGGCAATCGCCCACGGCTTGACCCAGATCTCAGCGGCACCGAAGATACCGATCGCTCGGTTATCCAGCCGCGTGATATCCAAAGTCTGTCCAGGGGTATCGGTTGCGCGGAAGATGATGCGAGGGTCGACGTAGGCTGTGAAGCCGGTCAGAGCGCGCCACGCAGCTTCGTTCGCAGTGTTGATCGCGATCTTTACGGCACCACCATGCCCATGCTCGACCACATCGTTGATCAGAGCGTTGGCAGCGGCAACATCCAAAGCCGCCGAGCCGTTGTAGTGCGAGTGGGTTGCAGGGTCGAAGATCTCACCGTTCGGTCCGTCAGGGATCGCGGCGCTATCCGCATTCACCAACCGCTTCACGGCCAAGTCAACCTTGTCGATCAGGAAGTCGTTGAACGTGTAGTTGGTGGACAGGTAGACCGCTTTCTTGATCTCGCGACGGATCGCGATGATGTGAGACTTCTGGGCGTGGATTACAGCTTCGGCCAAATCAGCCGGAGTCTTGACCTGCATCCACTTGCGGGTCCAGCCAAGAGCGTACTGATACAGCTTCAGAGGGAAGCCGCATGTCGCTCCGACTAACTGGCGCTGAGTCGGTCCACGACCATACTCGTCGACCTCAATCATGTCACCAGATGCAGACGACCCGTAGATGCGCTGTCGATCGGATGTAGGCGTCGCCAGAGACGTCACCAGTTCAGAAACGATGACGTTGTGAGCAGCCAAGTCGCGCTGCAGGACCTCCGCGATCGTGTCCATTCCGAACTCTGCAACGCTTTGAAAGCGTACAGCAAGCAGAGATGAGATATCATACAAACCAGTATTGGCGGCCATCGGTTATCTCCTTTTAGAATGAGTCTCGGATGACCCGAATATCGGTCGCCGTGATGACCTGCGCTACTCCGAGAGCATCGCCAGTAGTCGCAGCGGTGTCGAGCCGACCTGCCGTGGCGGCAATATACAACTTGTCGCCGATCGTCAGGGCCGACCCGTATTTGAACCGCGTGCCCTTCCCGAACAGGGTTATGGCCTGTCCGGACTTCGCAGCACGCGGGGTGAATCCAACGACTTCGGCTGCTTCGTTCGCAGCCGTCCCGTTGGACATATAAACCTTGCCATCAGACGTTTTGATGTAGCAAGGGGCAGCTGCCAGCAAATCTTCTCCAGCCAGCAGCCCCGTAATCTGCGGGGCGAACTGTGCCGTCGAACCATCGACGCTGACATCTGATGCGGGCGTAACGAGCGCCATTATGACCTCCTACAGTCTTTGATATGCTGAGTCTTGCTTCTTGCGCCGGATGATCTCTTCCTCAGTTAGTTCACGTGGTGCGCCCTTCTTTCCAGCGTCGTTGTCGGGAGCCTTCTTCTTCGCATCCGCGAGAAGATACTGCCTCCCCTCCAACACCTTCTCCAGTACCTCTCGTACTGTTTTCTTGGGCACAGAACCGTCGTCGGGATCGACCTCGATCGCCTGTAACAACGGTAACGCAATCGTAAACGCGTCTTCAAAAGCGCTCCGGCCTGCGAATTGATATTCCTTCGCGTCTGCTTCCGTCTCGAAAGCTCTGCGGAGATCGTGCACGCGAAGCCGACTAGAAGTTTCGGTCAGCTTTTGCTCAAGCTCAGCTGTACGATCAGTCTTCTTCTGCTCGTCGGTCTTGCCCTTATCTTGGAGCAGGGTTATAGAATCTTCAAGCTCCTTGATCTTGTGCCGACGTGAAGCAGACTCATCGTTCGCCGTCTTGAGTGCCTCCTTCACCCTCGTCAGTTCCGCCATTGCCTGTTCCAAGGTCATCTCGTCCTTGTCGTCCTCTGCCATCTCGGCTCTCCTTAGCAAGCATTTCTCTCATTGCGGCGATTTTGACTTGGTCATAGCCAGCTTCAACCCACAACTGTTCGCGAGGCACCCCGAGTGCACGCTGCTTGACCTCAAGTAGCTCAAGCTTCTCAGCTTCGCCACGAGCAGCAGCCTCGCCCCAAATGATATTGATCTTGGCGTCCTCGTCGAGAGCATCGCCTTCACCAAACGTATTCTGTAACCTTCGCAGGAGATTGAACGCCTTCACCCACGAATTCCCGAAGCTAGTCTGACGTGACCTAGCCCTAGAAATTAGTGGACCCTCCTGCTCCTTCAACGTTGCGTCACTAGCAATCAGCTTGGTAGAAATGAACCGTGATACAGGAGTGTTAGTTACCATGGCGGCCCATAGTACCATCTGATGCGTCAGGTCCATCAAGGACTCGAGGTTTGCGGGCTCGATAGACCCAAACTCAGTGTCGCGTGCTGACTTGGTAGTTCCTACTACCCTACCAGGCTCGATCCGAAGAATGTTTGAACCATCATCCTTCGGTACTCGCCCGTCGCTAGTAGGAACAAAACCTAGCGAGTAGAAAATACGAAACGCGGTCATGTCGGAGCTAGCAAGCAGATCTAACAGCGTCTTGTTTACCCCGTTCTGCAACGGAATGGCTTCCCACGCTTCGCAACGTAGACCTTTGTTATTATAAGGTATGAGTGCAATTCCTAACGGCTTACCGCTCTTATCTACCCATGGTAGAGGCCACTCTTCGTCTCCGAGTGGTTGATACATCTCCCAGTCTGACATGAACGGCTGCTTACGATACTTCTCGATCCTGTCGGGATAGTAGAGAGTGCGTCTCACGAAGGTCTCGGCAAACGAACTGCCGTACTCTATCCACTGCTTTATCCCGTACAGCGCTTTCTGGTTGGGGTCGTCTTGCTCGTAAACCATTACGCAACCTTCACCGTCGCCATCAACGTTGGTGTCGGTAAACCGCTGATGAGGCACAGCTAATGGAATGTTCTCTTCGTTATCCCAACCAAGGAGCAGGAAGTACTCTCCGTCGCGCAAGCCGCCTTCATGTACCTCTTCTTGTTTCGCATCCAGTTCCAATGTCTGCCAAGTATCCCACGCCCACGTAATGATCTTGGGGTCGGCTGAATCGAACCCGGTAACGATCAATCGCTCCGCAACAGCCGTTACTACCTGACGACATATGTTCATGCGGAACAGAACTTTTTCTCCCAAGAACTCTTTCAGCCGATCCGTAAGAGGTACGCCCTGCTCACCTTCGTGGTACTTGCGAGCTAGTACAATCGACTCTTGTCGCTCACGCTCAACCGACGTGCGCCAGTCGAGTATCGAAGCACCGACCAAATCTGTCATGCTCGAAGGAGGCACTAACACTATATTACCCTCCTGAGATTCTTCACAGAATACTCACACTGAGCGTTCAGTTTGGACCCGCCCACAAAGGTTGCTCTCACAATAACAACTCTGTTCTCTTCCATCCGTGTGTCGTCAATGATATCATTTGCTGTGTCGGGAATCGTTATCAGGACCTGCGCCTGCAATGGCGATATTGCAACCTCTGCCATCATAACCTGTCCCGATGCGTCATCGATGATCTCCCAAGTAGCAGCTGTAGGAACAGCAGGATCTCCGTTCTCATCTTTGAACGTTATTCCGAACTTAGCGTTTGACGATTCGTTGACAATACCAAGTCCCATTTTAGTAATACTCCGCGTGCGAACCAGAGCCCGCAAGCTGCGTAGGTACGTTGGTGAAGCGTGGATAGCGCCTGTTCACAACATCGCCCGCAGCTTCCGCAGTCAGCCCCACAGGACAATCTTCCAAGTTCAGCCGATCTAAGTCAGCTGTGCCATCAATGTACACCCCTGACCCGCTAACTCCCGCACCCAAAGAGTCGTGACAGTAGCTACCAAGCATCCATACTCTCGAGCCACCTACATCAGCAATCACGGGTCCGTATGTGTTACGGTAGTTGCCTCCTATACGCAATACCGTTGCTGCTTCGTGTGCAGTGCTCGCATTCATGATCATCTGCACCGTGTTTCTGAAGTCGTACCCTTCACAGTCGATCTCGATCGCTAACCGATCCTGAACTCCGTAGCCCGCTAAGTACCCATAATCAATTCCGTCACCTTTGCCGTTGTATGCTTTGCAGTTCTGTAAGATCGATAGCTCGATGCCCGAGATGTCAACGTTGTCGTAGGTTCCAAAGTTATGCCGGACTTCGCAGTTCTTCATAAACAGCTTATTACTTCCGCCCGGGTTGAACGCAAGGTGACGAAACATCCGTGCTGTCCCGAACCCCGCTTCGAATGTCGTATTCTCGAAGTAGCCAAACTGACCGGAGCCCGAGAAGCCGCGAGTAAACACATTACCCGACCGATATACTTTCACGCTTGTATCTGGTACGCGCATGTCCGTCGTACTGACGTACACGAACTCCGGAAAGAGCGGGTCGTACCAGAATCCTCCAGGGCTGGAGTACAATTCTACAAACGTCGCTTTCAAGGGCAATGACGTCGGATGTCCCTGCGCGTCAGTTACCAACCAATCCAGAACACCCACAGCAGGCGTCATACCAGTAATATCCGTCCAGTAGACGAACTCCGAAATCAGACCCCACACGCTTGCTTCAGTGTCGTTGTTGCAAATCACTTGCCCACCGTCACCAACAATTCCAACTCCGTAAGGCAACGAACCACGCAATCCGTTCGGCCACCCGTAGTACCCTGCCTTCGCATTGATTAGCCGACAATTCGTCCTTGCTGCAGCGGCATGTAACGACTTGAGAGCAGTACCCCACGTTAGTCCGTCGCTCAGATCATTTCCCGCGACTTTGTCAACGTAATAGTCAACCCCATATAAAGAGTCGACTCCCGAGTACGTCCTCAAGCTGAATGCGGGATCAATTCTAAAAGTACGTCCTTGTCGTTGAATCGCAAACGGTAATGTTTTCGTCCATCCACTAGGAACAGCGACAGTCTCCCACGTAAGCACTGCTAAGGGCGTATTGATCGCTTGGAACATCGACACCGGAGTAGCCTGCACCTCAAACTCCATCGTAGAGACGTCAACGGAAAATACCATCGACGATGTTGACAAAGTAAACTCGACAACATATCCAGGCTTGGAAGCTGCAGGGATCAGCGACTTGATAAGGTCCCCGAGGAACGAAAGCACTCCTGAAAGCGCCTTCTGAACCTGCTTCGCAAGTGTGCCAGCTGCCGAAAGCACTCCTACCAGCGACCTCGATGTTAGCTTACTCAACGTCCCGCTTGAACTCAGTCCGCCACCCAACGACTTCTGTGTCTGCCTTGCAAGCACACCCCCAAAACTTAGCGAGCCATCAACGGACTTTAGGATCGTTCTGATCCCTTGGACAAGTCCGCTCGACGTTAGGGTACCTGTAAGGCTCCTGTACACAACTTTCGTGAAATCGCCGTCAAGGTTTACTGGATTAATTGTTCCTGCGAACGATTTGAATGTCCGTTTCGTAAGAGCGCCCGAAGAGGTTAACGTGCCTTCAATAGCCTTCAGAACCACCTTGGATGCTGCTAGGATACCTACGAAGGATAGTGTACCGCTCAACGATCTGGGCGTGTGCTTTGTTAGGGTGCCGGAGCTTGTCAACGTCCCTATGAATGACCTGTAGGTCTGCTTCACGAGCGCTCCGCTCGAAGTTAGCGTTCCTTCGAGTGTCCTCAGAACAACCTTCGAAGCCGCGAGAGCACCTGCAAAAGACAATGTCCCTACTTTAGCTGTCTGGGTTTCTTTCGTAAGCGATCCAGTAGGCGTAGTCGAACCAACCTTGGCTGTCTGTGTCTCTTTGATCAGTATGCCTGTGGATGTGAAGGCCCCGGTCTTTGCTGTTCGTGCTTCTCGTATCAATGCTCCTGCAGGTGTAATCGCGCCGGATACTGATTGCTGAAACTGAGTGCCCGCTGGGATAGAGATCGTCCACAGTCGTGGTGGCGAGCGCGGAACCATCCACAGCGGAAAGTCTGCAACAGCTCGTGGCGTGCTTACGATCGTGCCGTGGTTGGCTCGGCCGGAGTAGTCTCGTTGCGTTCCGAGTCCGCCCATTCCCGGGTACGACCACAATACGCAACCCGGCAACCAGAACAAGCCTTCCTGGAGATCCTGCATCTCCTGCGGTGTGGTAACGCGATCGTATATTTGTAACGCGCCAAGTATCCCTTGCAGCCCACCAGACGTTCCAGCTCCGAACAGTCCCGCGAATTGATTTCGCGTGCTGTTGTCTCCTTCCGCGCCAACACCGTTCGCCTGACTTTGGTAGCTAACCTCTTTGATTGTAGCGAACTCCGTACCGTAAAACAACGACAGCACCTTCGCAGCGGACGTGTAAGTCATCACTACGAAACTCCAAATGTCTTCGACTATCGTACCATTGGACGACCGGGATAATGCATCGGTAGTTGCGCAGTCAACAGTGCCTTGGAGTACATGGTCATACACACCAGAAGAAAATAACGTTTCTAGCGCGCACCGCGAACCACCACCCGTACTGACGCCTTTGCAAAGGATACCGCCACCTGAGTCGGTTATCAGCTTGAACCAAGCAACCAAACTCACCGCGGATTGTTGCAAGTTGTCCAGTGACGCAGCGGATCCGTAATTGACTCCACAAGTCGTTGCGGGAGAGCAGTCCAAAGCTTGCCAAGCCGGCTTCGGAGCCGCTCTCAGGCCAAGGTGCTCGTAAGGTGCGTCTGGGTGAAAGAGTGAGTACATGTTACGCGCTCGCGAGGTTGTATCTCTCGATTTTCAATGTATTGCCTGACGCGGCGAACGCCTGTCCGGTAGCGTTCCACACCAACATGTGGAAGTCGGTTGGTGGGAGCGGGACGCCCATCGCGATCGCTCGACGCGCAGTCGTAGCCGCATCGAAGTCCAGTACAGCAACACGTGTTGCCATCGCAGGCTTCAGCGACGCACCGCCGTACGAGTAATTGGTTCCGTCGACTTCTGGCAGGATGTAGATCTCGCAGTACGCACCTGCCGAACGAGCCGCTCCTTGTGCTGCGAGACTCAACTCGATGTTTGCGTACAGATACAATTCGCCAGCAGCGTCGTTGCTTACAGCCGTACCGGAAATCCCTCCAGCGCCGTTAGCAATCGAGTTCAGTTCCGTCGTTAGAACCGTTTCAGCGGATGCGGGTGCAGCGTACTTGATGGTTGCCATACGTCACCTATCCTGGATACGCGCGAGCCACTTGAACGTCACCGGCAAACACGAAACCGAATCCGAGCTCTGCTGCGCGCGAGACGGTCTTTGTTGCAGCGGCTACTAACGCATCCTTGTCTGCCTGCGAGATCACTGCTCCGGTAACGAGTGCGTTCAGCAGTACGTTCCATCGACTGTCGCGTGGGTCGACGACCTGAAACGACTCGACCACAATGTACAGAGCTCGACACGCAGCACGCAACGCGACAGAGTTCTGCGTCTTGATCATCGCCTGATACAGGTTCTCGCCGCGTCCCGCATCGGCTGCCCACAGCACCAACTCTTCCGGAGCCAGCGGTTGCAGGACGCTGCGGTTCGCGGTGTTCAGACTGAGCGCAGCTATGGCATTCGACATGCCCGCGTAGCCGCGTCCAAGTGGATCGATAACGAGCTCCGCCTGTAGCGCTGCGTAATCCATTTAGCCTCCAGAGTTGACTGTACAGGTGTACGTCCACTGAATGCTGTCGCCATTACCAACGTTGATTGCGGCGAAAACAGACCGATCCCACAGTATCCCAGAGCTTTCCGTGATTACCGAGAACAGCCCGTGCTCCGTAATCGCTCCAGCACCCGTGTACGACTGAGTGCCGACCGAGCGTAGCTGGTTCGCTGCTGGCTGCGACTTGGTGCCTGCGACGCGATCCGTAATGGTAGTCGCTTCAGCACCCAATGCGGTGTCGCCAACAGCTTCAGCAACAGCTCCGGTACCACTTGCGTGGTAGTTCATGTTGGTGATCTCTTGAGCCGCAGTGTCCCAGTCGTCGACAAGAAATGCAACGCCAGCGTCGGTGATCACTCGGTACGACAGGATGCCGTAATCCAGCTTGTACCGACGCCTGCGTATCTTCTGCATCTCGATCTGAACACGCTCGTCGGGATCGCGTTTCGCGACCTCGGCTAAGCTCTCGTACAAGAGCCGATCTTCGTCACGGAGGAAGATTCCAATTGCGGACAGAGTTGGCCGAATTGTTACAGCACCCGATAATCTCGCCAACCGGTGTGTGAGTGCGCCTCGCAGGTATGCAGGACGCGCACGATTGCGGAGCAGGTCCATCAGAGGTGCTGGCCGTGCTCTGTCGCTAATAAGGATTGCGGTGAGATCACCGCGGGGTTTGGAAGAGCCACCTACGTTCATGAATTTGCCTCCCGCTTCGCGGCAAGCCTTTCTGCGGCGTCCAAGATCGCCTCAGCGGCTGGCTCCATAGGTACAACGGCTTTCTTGAATGCCTTCCGGTCCGCAGCAGACATATTCGCGATGTCCATCAGGTCGACATCGTACTCTTCGTCCTTTAGGTAGAACGCTCCATCGCTGCGGCGAAAGTACATTTGGGCTTTAAACTTCATGTTCCCTCCAACTAATGACCGACATTCAATCTCAATGCCGTCAGGAAGCTCCGTGCTCTCTTACGGCTACTGTAACACTTCTTGACGCGCCAACCGCGCATCCTTTGAACTATCACTCAGGTCTTGCCTTTGCGCCTGCCCAGTTTATATGGCATACTGCACCGAAAACGCTTCGTTGGGCTCACCAACGGTAACTAAGGTTGCTAGGCCGAAACTTACTGCTCGATCATCGTGCATTCCCTTCGGCGCCTTCAACGTTGCGCCTTCGATCGATAACAGCTGGTTGTACGTCTCTCCGGATCGTATCGTCACAACTTTGTCTCGTGTGGCATCTGCAACTGCCGCCCACATCAACGCTTTTCCTCGAGTCGAACTGAACCACCCTAGTTTCCCGTCCCAGCCTTCGAGCAAATGCGTTTCGAGAGACGTCTCCGCAATGTGACCGATTACTGCGTGCCCGTGGTTGTTTCTCTCTACGAGCACTTCTGCTCCGTTATACCATCTTGCAATCTGTACGATGTACTCTGCAAACGTGGTAGTCTCGATCTTATCTGCCAAGCACGCAACTTCTGCACCCAGATCGTCCAGCACATGTAGTGACGAATCGTCGCTTGTTGGATTCCCTTCAGCGGGGTCAGCTCCGATGACGTACTTTCTCTGCCAGTGCGGCAGTTGGTACACCCGCATTCCGGGAATCCCTATCGGCGGGTCGTCGATCTCGGGTATCGGCACGTGGCATTGAGATAACCATTGAGGCGGCAGTCTCTTGTCCAACTCTCTTGCAGACAGCGCCTCTTCGTCCGTTGCAGGGTATTGCTCGTGCAAGTCGTCCAGCGAGCCGGTTCTTCCCAGCACATCGCGCTTCTGCTCTTCATACCACGCGCTGTCACGTCCAGGTCGAACGTACCACGGAAGAAACACGCTAACCCAAGGACTCGTTCCTGCACGAGCTGCACGATACATCTGCTTGAACGGACTGTCAGGTATCGTTTTATTCGACCTCGATAGGAGGATCATCTTGCCTCCTCCGTCGATTGTCGGCTTCACTGCTTTCATCAGTGCGTCGAGATCAGGCACCAGATCGGCTTCGTCTACTATCGCCAGCGACGCCGTGTACGAGTCGCCGGCAGTAGTAGGGAATCCGTACGCCACCGACCCGTTACTTAGTTGCCACATCTCCGTATTGCTCTTCACTACCTTGCGTACTTTGAAGTACGGCGGGAGGCGGACGTACATGCCTCGTAGCCTCTCAAGCAAGTACGCCGCCTCATCCTCCCGTCGAGAGAAAAGAAGTACGGTCACTGATGGGTGAAACAGCATCAGCCACAGGGCCAACGCTAGACACATCCACGTCATCCCAAGTTGTCGTGCTTTCAAAATTATGACTAGACGGTTGTCCAGTGTTTTGTAAAGTGCTTCAGACTGCGCTTCCCACAACTTGAACGGCAGCCAAACCCTCGCCGTCGCGTCGTAGATGAAACAGTAGTTGTGAATAAAGTAATGGCACGAGTACTGGCATTTTAGCCACTCTTGCTTGTGTTCTCGCGTTCCCACTTCTCCACCTGCTCACGCGCTTCTGCCATGTCGTCAGAAGTGATGTCAACCTTGGCAGCCAACTCCTGGATCGAGGTCGCAGGAATACCTCCTCGGTCCAAAATCTCTTTAGCTGCGGAGACGGCATAGCGGTCGCTCTTCAACATAATTTGGAGCGCCTGGACCGCATCGACAGTAAGTAGACGAAGTAGTTTGGCTGCATAATCGATAGTGGCCCTCGCCAAGTCGTTTTGCTCAGTCTCGAATGCATCGACTCGCTCCTTCCACTGCCACTTCTCTGCCATCTTGAACCACGTTACAGGCGTGTACTCCGACGGCTCGATCTCGGGGTGGTCCTTAGAGTACAGCGTGTGTGCTCTGCGCACCGATCTCCCCGGCCCTTGAGGCAGGTAGTAGTTCACAAAGATGGTGTACCATCTTTGCGGCTCCCCGTGCATTCGATCCCATAGCTTCACTTCGTTGGTTTCGGACATACGTCACTCTCGATAGGTTACTACACCGTCTCCTGATTTTATTATAAGGGAAAATTGTATAAAAAGCAACTGGTCAAGTTGGCTGAACGCCAAAATTAGCCGGATCAACCTTCGACAGGCAAATTGATACTTGATTTTTATACAATATTGTATTATAATAATATCAAAGGAGTTGATCAAACCTCGGACCCCTTATAAGGAGAAAATAACCATGGCACGAAAACGTACACAGAAGCAAGTCGAAGAGCTATCCCAAGAAGCCGCTGCAATGCACACCGCCGGCTTAGAGCCGGCTCTGATTGCTGAGGAGCTGGACGTTAGTTTACCTTACGCGTACAATCTGTTAGCACGCGCGGGGGTTGCTATCCAAACACAAAGAGGCGCCGCTAGTAAACTGAACAAGCAGCAAATCGATGACATCGTAACCCGCTATCAGAACGGCGAACGGATAGTAACCTTGTTGGGAGAGTATGGGCTATCCTATACTTCGTTCTATACCCTGCTCAGGAATCAAGGACTCGATTATCCTACGTGGAAAGGAGAACAGAACGACACCAGTAGAGTACGCCTGCAAGTTGCAGTATCACTGTATACAGATGGAGCTCCGATAAAAGTAATCATCGCACAGACGGGTGTGCATCAGCCAATGCTGCATCAAGAACTGTACAGGCTTGGAATCCCACTAAGAAGGCAATCTCGCATACCGCGTACGATACGTGAACAGTTCCAGATTCCGGACGCAGTAGATCCTATTCCGTAGTCGCACGTGTGGGGTGCGCTAGACGGGCTAGGCGCGCGAGCGCGTTAGGCGGAGTGAGAAGAGCAGAGAGCTGACATGGCTTCTCTGCTCTTTTTGTGTACCCGGCTCCAGCTGGACAGTGACGTTTTTGACAGGTCAGCCCTAACAAGGTACAAAAATCATGTTTTTTTCGTTACTTTTGTCCTGTTGACTTCTCATCGTTTTTCCTATATACTATTATTAG